TTCCACCCACGCTCATGGAAATAATAAAGGATAGTTTTTGTTAGTACCTCAAACCCTGCAATTGATGCAGCAGTAATTGCTTTGTGTGTTATAAAATATGATAGTACAAAGGTATCCGCAGTTCCAATTATGCGCCAAGTTATTGCCTTTAACGCAGATCTTTGCTTAGTTACTTTCATCTTTATCCTTAAAGTAGAGTCTTGCTTCTTTGTCTGCTAAATCATTATTTAAAAAGAAATTAAATACCCATTTCTTTACGTTTTTGCGTAGCGCTAATAGCATGAATGTCTGCCCCCAAATCTACCTGTTCAATCTTGTATCCCACATCTCTACCGTATACAATGTTGGTAATGTTGGGTAGTCTTAATACTAATGCGCCATCCATAAAGTCGTCCTTGGCAATATATTCTTTTACCTGATCAAACTTAAGAGGATCTTTTTCGCTTGTGTTGTATGTATTACGTACCCCAAGAAGGATTTGATCTGTTCTTTTACCCGCCTCTTTATATAGAGCGTGGTGGCCTTCGTGCCATGGCTGGTAGCGACCAAGCATTAAAGTGGTTGGTGCTGACCAATCGTGCAATTTAAACTCTTCAATAATAACAGAAGCCTTTTCATTTGGATCTAGTCTGTGGTTCATAAACATCCAGCTAAACTTTGTTGGCTTCTCAAACATCTTATTGGTATCTTCAAATCTTCCTTCTTCAATTGTATCCATAAAGACAAGAATATCTGGTGTTCCAAATGCTGTGCGAGTTAATTCTGTGGGACATACAAAATCTACAATTACTGGTGCAACTCCTTGATTAGATATTAGTCTAGCCATTTCTCCCATGCGACGAGCTTGCTCTAGTCTATCTTCTGGAGTAAATCCTAGATCGGAGTTGACTGTGGCTCTTACCTCATCTGCGTTAAGATGGATGGCATTAATTCTTTCCTTCAATGCTTTTGCCAACTCTGTCTTGCCAGATCCTGGCAGACCAATAATTTGAATAATCATTTCTTCCCCTTATAAGATGCCCTAGCTTTTGCTAACGCAGTAAAATCTTTAACCTTAGTTTCTCCAAGGTATCCCCAGGCATGACCAGCAGTAATCATTTCTTCATTGATTGATTTTTCTGATCCATCTAAAAACAACCATCCAAGAATTCTTCCATACTTTTCAGAGCTATCTATTTTTTCTGTTTTAATAATATAAGTTTTAGCAGAGTCAATTGCATTCTTTAAAAATGTTTTGGCTTCAAGCCCTAATGCCTTTTCAATTTTATCTGTTGTTCTAGATTCTGGAGTATCTATACCAGCTAATCTAACCCTAGATGAAAATGATATATCAAATCCAAGATCAATATCTACATCTATAGTATCTCCATCTACTACCTTGTTTACTTTTTTAACATAATATTCAAACATTATACCCTGCTTCCCGATTCTTTAATTGATTGACTAGATACTTCTATATACTCTAAAGATTCCTGTAATTCTTTTATATTAGATGCTCCTGAATATGTAAATGCGCTTCTTACATTATTTAGTATATTATATATTCCTTCTAATGCTGGCCCCTTAGATTTTACTTCACCAGTCACTCCTTCAAAACTTATTATTGGATTTTTTACATCCTCAAGTCCTCTTTCTTTTAATATATATTCCTTTGATGCAAGCCCACTAAGGTAATACTTACCATCTACAGAGTCACATTCATCGTGTCCAGCCAACATTGATCCTAACATGACTGCACTAGCACCAGCTCCTAAAGCCTTTACAATATCTCCAGAATTTTTAATTCCTCCATCTGCAACTATGCCGTTAACGGAATCATTTTTTACATTTTCATAAATGTTCATTATTGATGCTAGTGTTGGAGCTCCAAAGCCTGTCATAAGCCTTGTAGTACACGCTGCACCTCCTCCAATACCTACACGCACAGAATCAGCCCCAGCATCCATAAGCATCTTGTATGCACCGTATGAGGATACATTTCCACACATTATATGCCTATTAGATGGAAGCATGTTTCTTAAATCACGAATAGCATCTGCTACAATTTTTAAATGACCATTAGCAACATCTAATAAAATAATTTTAATTCCTTCAGATTTAATTCGATTTATTGTTTCATTATCATTAATATCTGCAATACTTATAGATATACCAATATTATTTGAATCAATATCGTGACATTTTTTTAACTTTAAATCTAAACTTTCTGACCTACATGTCATACCAATTGATCCAGATTCATTTATTGAATACAGCATTCTATATGAAGATATAGACCCCATTGGTGCTGAAATAATTGGACTACGAATTTCAATTATTGCATCTGGATTATTTGGATTACCAATTTTTGTAGTTAGGTCTATTTTAGATCTACTTAATATTGGTGAAGAATCATTAGGAACTAATAGAATGTCATCAAAACACAAACCATTAATAGAAGTATTTTTTTTAATTTTACTACTTCTTTGCTGTTGTTGTTTTTACTTTTGCATCCCAATCTGGACGAGCAACTGACATTACAAGACTATATGGACGCTTCTTTTTAAACACGCCATCTCCGTTTGCTTGTGATCCTTTTGTATCTCCAGATGTATTTCCTTCATATGTGATAAGGTTTTTACCATCATTTGAAATAACAATTCCTACATGCTCTGTATCTGTTGGAGTTTTATCAAAATTAAAGAATACTACGTCACCAGCTTGAGCTTGCCCAATTGGAACAATTCTTTTGTTTTTTGCAAACCACTGTGCACCTGCATCGCATGATGCAAAGCCTTTTTTTGTTGAAGCGGCAACTAGGTGCACTAGTCCTGCATCATCAAAACATCCTGAAACAAACATTGCACACCATGGCTGGTTATTCATTCCGTAACGCTTACCAAAAATTGTATCGTTGTTTGTACCTTCTGTATACTTTTCATCAGCATACTTTTTAGCTGCTGCAATTACTTTTGCTGCATTTGGGTGTATATCATTTGCCATTTTATTTCTCCTAATTCGTTTTAAAATACCTTTATATCCTAGTATAGCATTTATTAGTGCCATTGGCAGGAGTCGAACCTGCGACCTTACGGGTAGAAACCGTTTGCTCTGTCCTCTGAGCTACAAAGGCTTGGTGCGGCAGGTAGGACTCGAACCTACGATTACCGAATTATGAGTTCGGGGCTTTAACCAACTAAGCTACTGGCGCCTTAGTTTAATTGTACTATATTAACCCTGGATGTCAATAGATGATTCAACTATTTCTTGTACATATTCTGAAAAATGTTTTCTAACATTGCCTGCTGGCCTTGATCCATACGAATCCCATATTCTTTTATATTCAATAACATTGTAATATGTTGTTGGACATAAAGTAATATTATTATATCTTTTTAGTATTGTTGGAAGAGGTACGTGTTTTGTGCAACACTTACATTCCTTTGCTCTCTCTTGATACTCGCTCATATTATCTCCATATTTTCTATTGATCTTGCTAAACTTTCAGGCATTCTTGGTGCTCTAATCATATTGTATACGTTTTCTACTTCACCATCGCTGACTCCAAAATCATTGTCGTAGCTCATAGATTCATAATCATGAATTTTTATTTCTTCATCTCTACGCATTCTAGTTCTACTAATTGAATTATATACTGCTCCGCATACAGCGTCTGCTAAATCCTTTGAACCTTTTCTTGGATGATCAACTTTGTCTCTCATAATTCTTAATTGAAGCAACTCATCTATAAGTAAAGGTATGTGTGGACCAGATAGTCTTTCTTCTAAAATTACCATAGCCATATCGTCATAATGTTTTTTAGCGACAGACAGAATCTCTGTGTTAATGCCATATTGTTTTAGTTGTTGCATCATATCATGAGAGTTCCATCTGTCAAAGGTACACATTTTAATGTTAAACCCTCTGGTTCTTAGTGCAAGTATGTAGTCTTTTACTTCAGTAAAATCAACAGATTTATCTGGGGTTGGTGTCCAAAATCTAACTGCATCAATTTCTACAATAGGGGCTGGTTGAGAGTAAGTGTCTGTAACCTTTACCTCTACCCATTTATTAACATGTCCCATAGCTACCGCACAATGGTCGTGCTTTTGAGCTAAGTCCACATGTATAAAATAATCTTTTTCTAAATCTGGCTTAAACCAATCTTCAAGTCTTCCAAATTTATCTACAGCTAAACTAGCCTGATTAAAAGCTTTCTCAATTTTTTCTCTAGATTTAAAAAATGCATCTACTGCATCTGATGGCATACAAGCAAATCTACCTAGTGCGTCTGGTGCATTTTTATGAAAAGCAACAGTAAAGTCTGTTATTTTTTTTGTTGGATTTACTTCCCATGTTGGTCTTTTAAGTGCAAATACTCTGGGGTATACATAAGAAACTATATGGTCTTCTTCCCATGCAACCTCAAATTCATTTCCTTCTGTGCCATTTGGTAAATCTTGATCCAGTTTTAATATTTCTGTTCTAATAATTGTTTCTTTTTCTGCTATTACTGATTCATAAAATTTTTGTATAGGATCATTTTTAAAGCGTGGAAAAGATAATAAAATAACTTTACCTACATCTGGAAAACGAGAGTCGACTGAAGCTCTATACATATCATATATAGCATCAGCTGTTTTTGCTTGATCGTGACCGCTAGTATTTTCTGTTGCAAAACCTGATATCTCGTCAAGTATTACTACTAGAACGTTATAGCCTTCCCATGCTTCTCTTTCTGAGTGGCCAGAGTGAACTGTAATTGATTTATCAAATTTAATTTCTGATGCCTTATCAGTATACTTGCCAGCAAACCACGGAGAAACTTCAATTCTCATTTTAAATCCTTTAAAAAAAACATTGTTTGCTTGCTGAGAGTTGATAGCAATATTTAAAATATCAATAGCATCTCTAGGTGGCTTACCATAATATGCTGCTGGATCTTTTAGGCATAGCAATAAATGCACTATATATGCAACTGCAATTGTAGATGAATAGTCTTTTCCAGATCCTTTTCCTAACTGTGCAATAACTTCAACGCAGGTTTGTTTAAATAGTTTTTTGCCTAGTTCTTCTCCATAAAGTTTTATTAAAGTAGACTCTTTATATATTTGAGAGCTTCTTTCTATAAGAGTATATTGATTTTCTGAAAGTGGTGGTAATCCTAAATAATCTGGGCTAGTCACAAAAGTCTGTAGGTCTACTGGCTTTTCTTCAAATTCATCACCATCTAATATCTCTATAAAATCTGAAAAATCAAGTGACATTTTTAAATCCTTTTGGCACCTTTATTAAATTAAACAGATGGCTTGAGTGAGAATACCTTATATCACTTATTACTTTTTGAACTTGATGTTTACAATGTTCTTGTGAGCTATGTATTAATAAATCTCCAGCTTTTGGATAGTATGTTACGTCTTGATTAGAGTAATATATTTCTCCTCCTTCAAAATCATTTAAATACATTATTAATCCAGCAATACTATTTTCTGCAGTATCAAACGGTTCTTCTTCTTTTAAATTTTTACTGGCTTCAACAACATTTAAAAAATCAAAATTATCTGTGTGGTGCGGTCCTACCCAGCCCGTTTTCATTCTTGTTGCGGATAAAGAACTACCTAAATAAACATCGCTATCTAGCATTTCAGAAAGTCTTTTATTTATTGGTATAAATTTATCTAAGGGTATGTGTGCAGTTTCTGCACCTTGACTTCCTTCATTAAAATGACCAACCCATTTTTCTTCTGGTATATCATCAATGTCTTTTAATATTTCAAATCTTTCTTCTTTAGAAACAAAGTCGTGATAGACGTATATGTCTTTTCCCAGCTTAATAAAGCCGTCTAGTTTAAGCATCAGCAACCTCTTGAGAAATAATAATCGGCTCAACAATTCCAGTAATTTGAGAAAGTCTTTTAGCAACTTCTATTTTACAGTGATTACAATTAGAAGTAACTTCTTTTAATATGCTAACAAGCATTTCTTGCTTTCTTTCATTTTCTAATATTTGTGAAGCTATCTCGTTGTTTTCAAGTACCCCTACTGCTTGCAACATTGCAATTCTTTTGCCTTCTATATCTGCAATTAGTTTTAGTGTTCCAGATTTTACGTTAAGTTGGCCTTGGGTATCAGCATCTTCTACTGTCTTCCAGGCCTCTTTAATTAATATATCGTAGTGTTGATCTGCGCCCATAAGAGCTTCTCTGGCACGGTCTCTTACGTTGGTATCATTATGAACTACCGACTTCCACTCATCAATATACTCTAAAACATCTTTTCTAGTCATGCCAGTTATCGTGGCAATCTGGGTGGCTGAGTTTCCTTTTAATAGTTCGGAAACAACCTTATTCATCTTGTCAAAGTGTATTGATGGCTCTATTTCTGTCATTAAATTATTATACTTCTAGTCAACTAAAATGTCAATTAACGCTTAACTTTTATCCCAAATTTCTCTATATATCTTTGTATAGTCATTGCAGAAACTCCGCACTCTTTTGATATATCTACGATAGTCTTCTTTTGAATTATATACCTATTGTATAGCCAGCCCTTATCTTGATAAAGTTTCATCGCTGAGTCAATACCTTGTTAGCATAATGTGCAATACCAAAGCTATCTGCAACGTCAAAATCCACCACATTTAAATTATACTTTCTATTAAAATAGTCAGCAGTTCTTTGCTTTCTCATATTTCTTAATTGATTCTTATACCAGGAGTCTGCGTATCCTGGGTTAACTAATCTTATTCCCGCCTTTTCATCTTTAGTGGGGTTCTTGTTTCCTATGTAGGCTTGCCATGAAGAAGGGCTAATTGTAATTACTTTAGCACCAGTTGACATAAGCTCAGCAATAACAACTCCGTATACATAAGACAATTTTATAACAGCATCTGCTGATCTTACAAGAACAGCGCCTTCTATCGCAATATAATCAGCACTTAGTTCGCCCAACATTGCACTCATCTTAACTTTTGCATCATAAATTTTTTCATATATGTCATTACCAACTAAATTAATTTTGCCCCACTTTAATGGCACGTCATTTTCCATAAGGCAAAAAGCTATTGAGTTTGTAGATGCATCGATACCAAGCACTTTAGATGCTTTAATTTTTACTAAACTAGCCAATGTCATCAAGAATTCCCATCAAATAGTTTTTATCTTTAATATGTCTAGACTTTATACACTTGGAGCAATGCAAATCAGTATTATATCTGCTTAAAAGTCCTGGGCAACTTTTACATTTTCTAGGAGCTCCATTTTTAATAGCTTTTTTTTCGTAATACTTTTGCATTATTCTTTTGTTAGTTGCAACCCTACAGCATTCGTCAGAACAATACTTTTGATTATGTGTCTTTGCATTAAAATCTTTAGCGCACTCAACATTTAAACACTTTATCATTTAGAAACACTCATCAATTCAATTTCTACTGTTCCAGGATTTGATCCTTTTGCCCAACATTCTTTTTTAACAGGGCAATAAGTGCATGGCAACTTGTACTTTGTTGCATTTTCTGGGCGCTTTGGAAGATCTCCTTCTTGAAAGTTGTCCCAAACATCTTTCATCCATTGGAATGCGTCTTCAATTATCTTTTTATTTTTTTCATTCATAGAGATTGGTATAATCAATATCTCTTGAGTATTTTTATTCTCATATAAAAAGAAGCCTTCTTTTGCATTTTTTAGCTTCATGTATGTTAGTAGCTGTAGCATATGATTTGGTGAAGATTTCATTTCTGCCTGTCTAGTATCCCAAACCTCCTGCTTAGCCGTTTTAATTTCGCCAATTACTGTCTCACCATCATACTCCATAATTAAATCTATAAAGCCACGAATTGGAGGATAATCGTTAATTATTTCTTCTTCTTCGGAACGCCATTCAGGCATAGTTTTAATTAGGTTTTGTAGTCTTTCGTGAGCCTGCGTTCCCTGTGCCATGTTGGCAACAGCCACTGCATCGTTATCATCAATAAAGACTGCGCCAGTAAATGCCATATACCAATATCTTGGGCATGTTCCATGTCCATAACCAAGTGAGCTTGGGCTAAATGATTTTTTGGTAGTATCTCCATCTGGACGCTTGGTGTTTCGATAAGACTCATCAAGTAGCTGTGCAAATCTTTCTGGGTCAAAGAAGTTGCCAGTATGCTTTTTAAATTTAAGGTTTTTTACAATATCTCTGGCCATTTATGAGTTATACCTAACGACATACTTAAGTGCATCTACGAGTTTGTCTATGGACTCCTTTACTGAATAGTAAATATTTTTCTTATTGTTATTTGCTGTGCCAGCTTTGTCTTTAGCAATTGTTGAATATACTGAAGCAAGAACAGCAAACTTAGTGGACATAGCCTGAAGCTCCATAATTAAATGCGGTGCCTTAGCTGAAGGAACATCTGGGTTCATTAAAAGTTTTACAACAATTGCAAGCGCTTTATCAAGGTGCTCATCTTGCATAAATTCATGCAGATCGTTAAACTCTGTTATATCACTAATAAGCTGTAATGTGTTTTTATCTTCTGTCATTTTTTATCCTTTTGTCTAAGTGATCTATAAATAAACCAAGTGGGTATCCAATTGATAAACCCGCCATAAAACCTAATAAAAATATTGTCATTAGAATACTAACCTCCATATACCATCACATTTAATTCCAAATATTTGCATAGTTATTCTCCTATCTGTTGTAAGTGTATTTACTGAATAACCTAAAGCGTGATAGATACCACAGTTGTGCCAGAACATTCCTCCAGGATTATATTCAATTACATTTGGTATTGGATCTTTTATATTCTTTTTTATAAATTTTTCGTTGTCAGGATTTTTATTAAAATCAAATTGTTTGCAGGCTTTGGCGTACTCGCTATTAGAATAAAAACCAATGTCTGGTTGATCCCAAATTAAAACTCCAGCTCCGTTTTTAGGAATTTGTATTGCCACAGTTAATGCAAATGATTCAGTAGCGCCTCCGTATTTTTCCCATTTATAATCTAGCATTGGAAATAGCCCATCACTATGAATAGTTGCCAAGCCTGCTACATCACCATATGGAGAAAGAGACTCATCTTGTTTTTGTTCAATATCTCCAAATATATAAAACCCTGGAAATGGAACATCATCTACAAGCTCACATGGGCCAAACATTTCATTTACTTTATCAATAATTATGTCATACAAATATTTAAAATTATCAAAAAGTATTTTATTGTTTTTATTAATAAAATTTATTTGATCATTTGTAGCAATAACGTCACTAGCTATATCTAAATGAGAGACTGCACCTAATGTATAGAAATCATGTCTAGTATTTATAGGGCCTCTACGTATCCACTTATCAGATAAAGATTCTATAATATTTAAAGTTTTATTAATTTCATTTTCATTTAATAAATTAATATATCCATATTTGCTTGACATTTATTATTGTGATCCATCTTCGTATATAACATTTAAATTAATACTATCTACTTCATGTTTTCCAATACTTTCACCCTTGTGATTAATTGCTTTTTTATACATCTTTGGCCTAATTCCTTCAGCATTTAATCCTTTTAAATATGTTATATACTCAATGCTGTCTTGAACTCTTTCAAATGGGGCTGGGCTTTCTTTAATATTTATTACGGAATCTTGAATTGATCCTAAAGATATTGGCAAAATACAAGCTACGTTTGTTCCAGCTGGTACAAAATATTCTTTATTGGGAGTATCAATTTTCCAAACAACTGAAAATGTTCCTGTAAAAAGAGAAGTAGATAAAATTGTACTTAATACCTGTGTTCCTTCTATGCTTTCATTTGGGACTGGCATAGTTATAACACTTGTATTTTCATCAGTCTTAAATATTAAATTTGTAATAAAGGTAACAGTTCCTTCTCCTCTTCCAACCCAAATGCTTTCTGCACCTATAACGCCATGTGCACCATTTTGTCTGTCTCCATTCCATATAAAAGATATGTCGTGGTCAAAATATATACCATACCCAAATGAATTTGCAAGAACTATTGGATGACAATTATAAGTTTGTGCATGCATCCAATCTCTTTTTGGAGACAAAGGCCTAATTTTTGCAGTCAGCTTATCTTTATTATCAATATATACATCTATATTATGCATTATTTTTCTCCCAAAATTCAATTAATTCTTCTAAAATTGCCCACTCTATTATACCAAGCCTTACCTTTGATTCTGTTCCTATAATAATTTTTAATGCTGGATGCATATCTCTATTTACCTTAAATGTATCTGTACATATTTTAGCCCAAACATCTTTGTTCAAAGTAAATGTAGACCCAGCTTCCTTATAATCTACTAAAAATTGATTCCATTGTGCATCACCTTTTTGGTAGTCTCCCCTGCCACTATTTTTTTGTGCTTTTGCACCGTCTCTTTTAACTTCAGATCTTTCGGACATTTGTTATCCTTTAATTTCTATTAGGTTAGACGGTATAGATAGCTTAATGATTTGTAAATCTTTTTTGATATAAGAATCTTCGGTATAAACATCTTTTAAAACAGATTCATTAGTTTGCAATGCATATTTATTTTCCCATTTAAATTCTGGTGCTACTTCATAATCAATAAATGCTCTTAAAAAATACCTATCGTAGTTTTGAAACGGTCTTACTCCATGATAAAATGGTTCCGTAGATGGCATTATTACAGCATCTCCAGGAAAAGGTTTGTACATATAGCTATTATTAGATATAGAATCATATACGCAAATTTCTCCTCCATCATATTCATTATTTAAATAAAAATTAACAGTTGCTACATGCCTGTTACTTTTTGTTTCTTTTGGTATTGGGAATTCATCAACATGATATTCCATCATTAAATGTTTATTTTTATCTGCAACTGCCATGGTAACATCATATTTAAAATAATCAATCCAATACTTTTTATCTGTGTTTGACAAAACATCCCAGTCTTTTATAAAAGATGGCCATATGCCTTTTTCTTCTTTGAATTCATTAAGATAGTCTTTTCTTATAAACTTCATGCAGTCAAGTATTTCTAGAACATATTCCTTTTCAAGTGCAAGTTCTTTATCATCTTTAACATCTACTTGATCTAATTTTATTGGGTTAGATACTTTTCTAAATCCTTGACCATACCACTCATTCCATTTAGTAAAAAAAGATATTGGTCTATCATTTGTCATCAAATTAATGATTTCTTTGCTGTGCTTAAATATATTTCTATACACAACAATTTGTGGCGCAATTACAATTTTTTTAACAGAATTAAAGTCTGTGCTCATTTAACCCACCTTAACTTCATTTGCATGTCCATCAGGACACTCCCATGCAAGTATCATAGACTCTGGATCCCAAAAAGCTTCTTCTGCATTCTTGTCGCATTTTGAACATGGCTTTGACCCGTGTATATATTCTAAATTTTGTTTGTTAATTAATTGTGGTTTATTAATAAACTCATTAAGATTTGGCATTAATTTCCTCAATTAATTTGCCAGCAATTTCTGGGTTTTCTCTTAGATATGCAACTGCTTTGGCTCTTCCTTGAAAACGTTCTTTATTAATTGTGTACCAAGCTCCACCTTTTTCTACAAAGCCGTACATCTCTGCTACATCCAGAGTCTCGCCAATACGATCAACTCCTAAAGATTCTCCTTGATAATAGAAATCGTATTGTCCTGAAAGATTAGGGGGGCCGAGCTTGTTGTAATCAATAATCCAATTGACTGGCCTGCCAACTCTTTGTTCAATGATCTTGTCACCAACCGCAACACCCGCTTTAATAGCATTAGCTTCAGCCTCTGAAGACCATAGCTTAATGACTGTGGAAGAGAAGAACTTAACTGCCATTCCTCCTGTCGGAATGTGGGAGGCATGCATAGATCCAAATTGATTTCTTTGCTGTGAGATGAGAACCAGTAGTGTATTTTTGTTTGCATAGTTTAACATTTTGACTGCATGAGTCATATCCTTTGCTTCAGCGCCGATTTGCTTAGTGTCTTGCAAATCTTTCATTTCGTTTCCATCTTTTTCAAAATATATTCCAGGAAGCAAAGCAGATATAGAGTCAACAACAATTACATCTACACCCGCTTCCATTAGCTTTACGCTAACGTCTACCATATCATTTACTGTTTTAGCTTGAGAATAAATAAGGGAAGATGAATCTACTCCAAGTTGCTCTGCCCAAGATTGATCATATGACGCCTCTGCATCAATCCATGCACAGGTTTTTCCTTCTTGTTGTGCTAGTGCTATCATCTGTAAACAAAAAGAAGATTTACCAGCAGATTTATTTCCCCAAACTAATACCTGTCTTCCATATCCTAGCCCGCCTTTTAAGGCAACATTTAATCCTATGCTAGGAGTTAATTGTTTGTGAACTTGAACATTTTGTGCAGACTGAACTCTTGCACGTGTTTTTGGGTCTAGCTTTGCCATTATATCTTCTAATAAAATAGTCATTTATATTCTTTCTTCTCTATAGTAGTATACCATTTAAATTGGAGGCTGTGAAGCCCATTTTAATTAATCTTTTTGCTTAAGCTTAAACGTAAATGTTTGATCAGATTCATTATAATCTACCTGTAATTCTTTGTCTTCGTTAGCTGCATTTAAAAGAGTTGAAACTGGTAGAGAAATTTCTCCAAGACTTTCAATTGCGGCAACAAGTATCTTAGCAATATTTAGCTGTGCATAAACATCTTCTATTTTTGCATCACTCATTTTATTTCCTTTACATTCATAGTTCCATCATCTAGTTTTGATAGAACAACCTTACACTTCATTCCTTCACGCATTTTTGCAAGAGTCATCTTGTACATAGTTGGAAAAGCAATTGCTCTTGTTAACTCTTTATTACTATTTGACAATACTATGTGGCTCATAGTTTTGCCAGCCTTTGTTACATATGGAGTAAAGTTTACAACAATATATTCGTCTTCTTCTAAGTCGTACTCTTTGCGATATAAATAATCAACAAACATGTCATTTGATGAAGGATCTATATCAGATACCTTGATGTATCTTGCAATTCTATTATCGCCGACAAGGATAAAGTACATTTGTCCTACTTCAATTTGTGTCTGCTCATTATGAAATAATCCTATTGAGCCAGTCTCATCTACAATCTCTACTCTTGCCCACCCTGTTCCACGTTTAATTCCCTTGACCATTCCAAACATAACGAAGGATCCTAGGTCATCAAACTCTTCAATTGGTCTAGCTTGAGCTTTAACTCTTGGAGGTATACCTTCTAAATTAAATGTTGGTATGCCTAGATACTCATAATAATTATCTTTTTCATTACCGCTTCTAGGATTATCTTTAAATGCTGCTGCACCAATTGCATTTAATGAACTGATTGCTCTACTATTCATACCGCTTCCTTTAGCAGAAGCAATAGAAATAAAGTGATTGTAGTTGGCGTATGGTCTACTATCAATAATCTTGTTTGCAATATTATCAGATATAAACTTAACTTCAGATAATCCAAAACGGATTGCATTTTCCTGAAGTGAAAAATCAAGATCCGATTCATTAATGTGAGGCAATAAAACTTTTAGTCCTAGACGTTTGGCCTCAATTAAATATTCAGTCCTAGCATCTTTATCATTTTCGTTTTTAAGAATTGAAAACATGAACTCAAGCGGATAATAAAACTTAAGCCAAGCAGTATAATAACTAAGCATAGAGTAAGCAACAGCATGGGAACGGTTAAAAGAATAACCAGCATGCGCTTCAAAATCGTGCCATAGCGCCTCTGCTTTTTTCTTAGTAATGTGTTCTGAAGCACCAGTAACAAACCTATCTTTGAACTGGTCAAACTCTTTTGCATCTTTTTTCTTTCCAATAATCTTGCGGACCTTATCAGCCTCTGCCCAAGTCATACCGCCCAAGTGTACGCATGCTTGCATAACTTGCTCTTGATATATAATAACACCATAAGTATTCTCGGTAAAAGGCTTCATGATTGTGTGCATATAATCCACAGCCTCATTACCGTGCTTGCGCTTAATATATGCAGCACCTACTGTATTCATAGCTCCTGGTCTTACAAGTGCGTTGGATGCAACTAGATCTTCAAACTTATCTGTTCCCATTTTAATGAGCAAGTTGGTATATGGAGTTGCTTCAGCTTGGAAGACTCCCTTAGTAAATCCTTCGCTAAGCATTTTATAAACTTCTGGATCATCAAGTGCCATATCAGACAATATAATATCTTTGTTGGTTCTAGACTTAATTGATTTTAGTGTGTCAGAAATCACAGATAAGGTCTTAAGCCCTAGTGCATCTAGTTTAATAAGACCTATATCTGCAACCGTATCCATATCGTATGCAACGACAGGAATTCTTCCTGATACCTTATCTTGTGCGTCTTCTCTTGATTCAACTGGAGCAAACTTTCGCAGGTCATCTTTTGCCACAACAACTCCTGCAGCGTGAACTCCAACCGATCTAATTCTTCCACGTAGTCTATCTGCAAGCCATACGACCTCTGGGTATTTTGCTCTAAACTCTTTAGTGTTAGGAGAAGAAATAAAATCTTCAAATGTGTCAATTGATTTCATTGCACGATTAACTTCTTGAAGAGGAACCATAAAAATTCTTGCTGCATCACGAATGACACCCTTATCTTTAAAATAAGTATATGTAGAAATAGATGCCACGTGCTTAAACTTTTTCTTTAAATACTCTTTTACCTCTTTACGACGGCGATCTTCAAAATCGGTATCAATATCTGGAAAGTCATTACGCTCTGGATTAATAAATCTAAAAAATAGAAGGTTGTATTTAATTGGATCAACATCTGTTATGCCCAAGGAATAGCACACTAGTGAGCCTGCTGCAGAACCACGCCCTGGCCCAACACGAATATCATTTGTCTTGGCCCAATCAATCATATCTGCAATTACTAAAAAGTAAGATGCAAAACTTTTAGATGCAATAACCGAAAGCTCTTCTTCAACTCTATCAATATAAACTTTGTTATCTGCAAATCCAAGTTTATCTAGTCCAGCATACGCCATCTCACGAAGCTTATCATCTGCATCTGTTTTTGGAACTGGAAGAAGATCTAAACCTTGGTGAAAATCATATTCTTCAATTTTGTTTTCAATCTCCATAGTATTCTCATATATGTCTGTACGAGTAATACCAGCAGTATTAAAATCTGCTTCAATTTCTTCTCTTGACTGAATAAATAGGTTGTAGTCTTGGAATGAAATTCTACGGTCTGGATATAGGTAGTTAAATCTTTCCATCATGTCTTTTATATTACGAGACATTTCAAAATCTGAATCCTTATCAATCTTGGGAGATGTAGACAAGATAAGAAGTGCTTCCTCTAAAACTCTATCTTCTTCTTTAGCAAAGTGGGCATCTCCTGTTGCTACCGCTTTAATTCCGAGCTTGTCTGCTAATTCTAGAAGGGCAGAGTTGATCTCCACAGGGTTATGTGATTGCACTTCCACGTAAAAATCTTGTCCGAAAGTTTGTTTAAAGCCTTTGAGAAGAAGTTCTGCTTCCTCCATGTTACCTTTATCGATAGCCTTACTAATGAGTCCATTAAGACATCCGCTGAGAACGATAATACCTTCGCTATAATCATTTAAAA